TAGTCTTAAGTATCAAGCAGTTGAAGGAACTGCTGAAGAAAAGATTCTTCATGAATGTGATAAACTTCAGGACGCTATTGACCAACATGGTTATGAGTCTGCTATTATTGTTCTTTGTGGTAATGGTGGATGGTCATTCAAAGATTATTACTTGAGTGAGAGATATGCTAAAAAAGTAAATCTTATTGCTCCTGATGTCACTATTGTCGATGAAGAAACTTTTCGTCAACAGTTGACAACTAATTGAAAATAGTTTAATATATAAACATGGTTACAACGGTCCAAACCAGAGGATGACCTTAAACTCTACTCTTATTTTCCTCCATTCAAGGTTAAAATGAAAAACTACTTAGAAGATCCACGTCTCCTGACACTTCAGGAAATTATTGACGATCCAAAAAACAAAATTAGCACAGTCAAATTTTTGAAGGGTGCAGCAAACAAAGACGACATTTATGTGCATCCTATTGATGACACAAAAGTTAAAAAGAAAATATACTTTGCATTTATCCGTGCAAGTAAACTAAAAGTTAGTAGAGACTATCAACGCTACATTTGTCTCACTACGCTTAAAAAAGCAAAACAATTTGATTACATTCTGTGCCAGACTCTTGTTGTTGCACTGCGACCAGATGGAACTTTTGTTATTATTGATGGACAACACAAGGCAATCATGGCAATTCTTTCTGGAGAAGAATTGGATGTTCCTTGTCAAGTAATTGTTCATGATCCTAATAGCACTCTACAGCAGTGCATTGAAGAGGAAGCAAAACTTTTTGAAAAATATAACACTTCTCGTAAGAATACAAGCACTCTTGATAAAGTTCGCGCAGGACTTTCTTATGGAGATGAATGGGCAAAAGAATTTGAAGACAACTGGATTACCATTGGTATTCAATCTGAGGGGATTGGATATGATGATGGTGTAGAGGTTAATGGTTGGGCAAAGGCAAATGAATCGATTGGAAAATGGAAGATTATTCCAACAAAGAAAGCAGTAGATTTTCTCAAACCAGTCTATCAACAATGGAATCTTGATGCTGTTGATGGAAGCATGATTGGCGCTCTTGCTGCTGTTCATGTTCTTCTCGATGCAGTTGGTAATGGACAGAAAGGATCGGGACTGAAACAATATCTCAGTGAGGAGTTTCCACAAATCTCTAGGTCTGTTTGGACAAAAAACACTAGAGGTCAATCTGATGTTTTGATTGCCAGAAAAATTGTTGCAGACTATAATAATGATGTTGCTAAAGGTAATATCAAAGGTCTCATCATTGGTGAAGATTCACTCAAAGGAGTAGGACTTGCAGACCCAACTAAACTGAACTGATCATGACATCAACCGCACTCAAGGCACTAACAGCAACCACAGGCAATCGTACTGATTGTTGGAACACACCCGTTGAATTTGTTGGCGACGTTGTTAAGTTCTTCGATGGAGAGATTGACACTGACCCATGCTGCAACGATGTAAACAATCCGAACGTACCTGCCAAGGTTCTTTATACTGAAGAAACCAACGGTTTAGCACATCCATGGATGGGAAAGGTTTTTATGAATCATCCTTATTCTGATTCTAAAACGTGGGTTCCTTATGCTGCACTTCAGTATGAAACTGGAAATGCAACAGAAATGGTTCTTCTCATCAAACTGGATGTTTCTACTAAGTGGTGGAGATCTATCACCAAATATCCATGGATTGCTGTCAACAAACGTCTGAAGTTTGGTGATGGTAAAGGTGCAGCACCATTTCAGTCTGCTATCATTTACCTTGGCAAAGATATTGAGCACTTTAATAACGTGTTTGGTAAGTATGGGCCACTATACACACCATATTCAGGATTTTGTAGGTAAATCAAAGGGGGGTCGTCTAAACTGTCTCTATAGTATGAAGAACACACACCTGCAACACCCTGAAGATTCTATTCTGACGGGTGACCTTTCTGTCCTTGATTGGTTCCTTTCTGATGGTGAAGTATCTGCGAAGATCGATGGCGCTCCCGCGATTGTATGGGGCAAAAATCCGGCGACGGGTAAATTCTTTGTTGGTACAAAATCGGTCTTTAACAAGAAACTTATCAAGATTAACGAAACACATAGTGACATTGATCGGAATCATTCTGGCAATGTTGCTAACATACTACACCATTGCTTTGATTACCTTCCTCATATCGACGGGATTATTCAAGGTGATTTTATTGGGTTTGGTGGTGATGACACTTTTCGCCCCAATACGATTACTTACGTTTTTGATGAAATAGTCGATCAAAACATCATCATCGCACCGCACACAGTTTATACTGCTGAGCATGATCTTCGTGATGCTGTAGCCCATCCGATGAAATTCATCATCACTGATACTCCCTACTGCAAATTTGTCAAACCTCGTGTATGGCAGATTGATGAAGATTTCGATGAGATTGTTGCATTTGCCCGTCAAATGTCCACACTTTGTGAGTTCATCACTGACAAGCAATCACGTCAGATTCAGCAACAACTTAACAGTGTCATTCGTGCTGGTCTCGTTATTGATGAACTGACTCTAGATGCGCTGGCATTTGCGAATCAAATTGACGTAAATGTTTTGTATTTGTGGTCACTTGTCAAGTCAATCAAAGATGACATGTTATTCCTGATGAGAAACAATGGACCTAAAGCATACATCAATGACAAGCAATGTCAAGGTGAAGGATATGTCAAGTCTAATGAGTTTGGCATGTTCAAGTTAGTCAATCGTGAGGTATTCTCTCATGCAAACTTCAATTCAGGACTGATGAGCACAAGGGGGGTCGCCTAAAGCGTCCCTATAGTATGAGCAACACTGAAACTATGACCAAAACCTCTTTCGCTGACTACGTTGCCACGCAAGATGCACGCAACACGATTCAACTCAACGTTCGCAAATA